ATCATAAATCGATTTAAACAGATATTTTTGTTCTCGTGCCGCAAATACTTTCGACTCTTCCTCGGACAAAAACCCATAAGTAGATACTAAATGAACATCCGCATTCCAATTTGTTCGTTTATCTTGATAGGATGATACAGTATTTAATGAAATATCCGGAGGAGGTTGTAAAAAACGATAAAATTGTTGTAATGGTTCGTTAAAATTGGGCTGAACATATGGGTAATTATTTTGTTGGTCTGCTACATCACGAATAACAATTAATTCTTGTATGGGTCGAAGTGTAATATTGATTTCCAATTCATTGTATTGTAGTGCTACTAAAGGAAAAGCCATTTTCGCTGCTAAAGTAAACCAAAAATTAATTGGAATATACAACTTCCGTGCTCTTATAGAAGGTTCCGGACCAACTGGATTGTCGGTATGATATGCGTTTGGATAAGCATTTACGCGAGGACCGACATTTCCAGGGTCGTTTAATTCGGCTACATTACCACTCATATTATCGTATAGTGCTTTTTTTGCGGTTGTAAAATCACGCTGAACCATCGCGAGTAAGTATGCGCCTGAGTAACGATTTAGCGTCTGTCCGCCAACTGATATTTCCACTTCTTCAATCATTTGTGTTCCTAAATTATCAATCCATTTGAATTCATAGGGTGCCCAATTTCCACTACAATCTTGTGGTGGATAAATGGGACTCCATATAGTAGGTAATTGAACGACTAAATAAGTATCTAGTAATAATTCCGCATATCGTTTCATTCTAAACGTAAATTTAGATGATTCGGTTAATCTGAGCGAACGTTGGCCATCAAAATCTAGTCGAAATTTTTGAAGACCGAAATTGGTGTATTTTTTATATGTTGTTTTGAAAAAAGTTTTTGATGGATTTCCATTTAAATATACATTTTGATTTCCATAAGCTACTATATTTAATAAACCTCCAGGCATAGGTACTTATATATAATATTATACAATAATTATTGTTTAACTTTTTATAAAAATACTTAATAACTCGCCTAATAAAATCGCCTAATAAAATCGCCTAATAAAATCACCTAATAAAATATCGAATCTAGCAATAATATAATTTAGCATATGTTGTATTTTGTCTTACTGATTTGTTTTGTCTGACAGAAATGTTTTGTTGAATTATTTTTTCATCTACTATTATAAGTATGGAAAGACTAAAAAATGCACATCAAATGTTTTCAAAAATGTTTAAAGAACAAGATAAATCCGTTATGGTAAAATATATGGCTTATTTCATTATTGTGATTTTAATCATTTCTTTAATAGCATATACATATGATAAAATACAATTAAATAAGAATAACAGTGTAGCACTCAGTAAAATATACCCTTCTTTTCCAAATATATCATCCATCAATCCAGATGATGCCACATATGACTATAATCTGAGAGATTATTATATTAAAACTGCTTATAATTGCTGCTGTGGAGGAGAATTTAAGAACGATTATGTAAGTACGGATGCTCTAAAGACTTGTATCGCTCAAGGAGCACGTGTTTTGGATTTCGATATTTATTCTATGAATGATGAACCTGTAATAGCCGCTTCATCGGTGGATAATTATACTGTAAAACAAACATACAATCAGATTCCTTTAGGTGAAGCACTACAGCTTATCAACAATTACGCATTTAGTGGTGGTTCTTGTCCTAATCCAAATGACCCGTTAATATTGCATTTCAGAATATCTAGTAACAACGATAAAATGTATAAAAAAATGGCGGATACTATTTATACAACCATTCAATCTAGATTGCTAGATAAAGAGTATAGTTACGAATATGCTGGTAAAAATTTAGGTAGTCAAAGCTTAAAACTATTCCTTGGTAAAATTATTATCTCGGTAGATCGAGCGAACCCATTATTTGAGAATACGCCCCTAAAAGAATACGTGAATATTGCATCGAGTTCCATCTTTTTGCGAGCTTTGCGCAATTATGATATTGTCAATACACCAAACTCTGACGAATTAATTGAATTTAATAAAAAGAACATGACTATAGCCATGCCTGATTTAAGTGTATATAATAATAACATCTCTCCTGTATTGAATTTTAATTATGGGTGTCAATGGGTTGGTATGAATTTTCAAAATTTTGATGATAATATGGAGTATTATACTCTATATTTCGACAAGGTTGGTCATGCGTTTGTTCTAAAGCCTGAAAATTTACGTTTCGTTCCTGTCACTATACCGGACGCTACACCTCAAAAACCAGAGAATTCTTTTACGACTCGTGATGTATCTACAGATTACTATTCATTTAGCGTGTAATCATAGTTGGAATCAAATAATAATATTAGTGTAACCATAGTGTAACCATAGTGTAACCATAGTGTAACCATAATGTAACCATAGTGTAACCATAGTAACAATACACCCTCTGGAAAAATAACAAAAGCCGAAATATATAATAATTTTATGTCATTATTATATATATAATAATAATCAATGTCTTCGTGTAATAATAAATTAACATTGGAAGAAAAGGAAGTTGCTATATTGAGGGATGCAATTGACATTGCGGAAAAGCGTAAAGGTAAGAAAACTGTAAGCGATCCTGATGTTAAAAAAATAATTTCTATATTGGAGGATTTTCTAAAAAAAAAACGATTGGTTTGTTATGGTGGAACAGCTATTAATAACATTCTTCCACTAGATGATCAGTTTTACGATAAGGACATTGAAATTCCGGATTACGATTTTTATAGCCCTGATGCTCTTGACGATGCTGTCGAATTGGCAGATATTTATTATAACGAGGGGTTTCAAGAAGTGGAAGCAAAAGCCGGTGTTCATTATGGCACATATAAAGTATTTGTCAATTTTATTCCTGTAGCAGATATTACTTATTTAGAAAAACCGTTATTTAAACGTGTTCAAAAAGAAGCAATTCGCGTATATGGTATATTGTATTGTCCTCCTAATTTTCTTCGCATGAATATGTATTTGGAATTGTCTCGTCCTGCTGGCGATATTAGTCGTTGGGAAAAGGTGCTAAAAAGACTTATCTTATTAAATAAGAATTACCCATTACGTGGTAAGCACTGTGATCCTAAATTGTTTCAACGTGAATTTGAACGTATTGACGCAAAGGAGGAGGAACAATTATATTACACAGTACGTGATTCTTTCATTGATCAAGGTTTGATTTTTTTTGGAGGGTATGCCAGTTTTCTTTATTCTACCTACATGCCTACCAAGCAGAAGAAGCTCTTTCAAAAAACGCCAGATTTTGATGTATTGGCAGAAGAACCTGAAAAAGCGGCAGCTATATTGAAGGAGAGATTAGAAGATTTTGATTACAAAGATATTCAACTTATAAAACACGATGGAATAGGAGAACTCATTGCTCCTCATTATGAAATAAAAGTGAAAATCAATAAAATAGAAGAAACTGTCGCTTTTATTTACAAACCATTAGCATGTCATAGTTATAATATTATTAAAAAAGGAAAAAAAACGGTTCGTGTAGCAACGATTGATACCATGTTGAGTTTTTATTTTGCTTTTTTCTATAGCGAACGCGAGTACTATGATGAAAACCGTATTTTGTGTATGGCGCAATATTTATTTGACGTACAGCAAAAAAACAGACTTCAACAAAAGGGACTTTTAAAACGATTTAGTATTAATTGTTACGGAAAACAAGATACATTGGAAGAAATGAGAAACACCAAAGCAGAGATGTATAAAGAATTAAAGGGAAAGAGAGGAACAAAGGAATTTGATTCGTGGTTTTTACGGTATGTTCCATTCGAAGAAAAAATGGCAAAGGAAGAGAGAAAAAAGGATAAAATCATTGAAAAAAAACATATTTCAAAAAAGGATTCTTCTAAATATAACAAAACTATGAAAGGTAAAAAAGGTAGGGGGTACAAGAAAAGCAAGAAAAATAAAACTAAAAAGGGAATGTTTGGTCTATTCTAGGTATTTCATATACTATGGTATCCGTGGTTATTTACGAAAATAAAATAAAATAAAATAAAATAAAATGTATATGACGATATATATTTTATTTTATGCGTTCATGATCTTACTAATGTATTTTTTAGCGGGTATTAATAAAGCTAAGAATTTTTCATCAACTGTAAAAGGATTCCAAGATATGTTTTTTCTACAAAAATTACCCCGTGGTTTTTATGATTTAACTATATTGGGGGTTGTTGTATTAGAAATATTTGCTCCAATTATCATAATGTTCTCTCTATACACAAATACCCACACTGATTATGCGTATTATTCTAGTGTAGGATTAGCAGTATTTACCGTTTTAGCAACTCTTATTTATCATTTCCCGACAAATAAAGGACAATATTCAGCTTTTATGAAAAATTTGACAGCAATTGGTTCACTAATGTTACTTTCAACGTTATTTGTTTAGAAGAGTATATCAAATAATTTTATCGATGGTAATATTAAATGCATTGTAAATTAATCATTTTAACTTTTATCATCACTGCTTTGTGGGACGTTGTCTTGCGGTTTATGTCTCTTAATTTTGAAAAACTACCTAACTCACTACAAATGGATTTTGTTAAATACTTGAAACCTTACTTTCAACATCATACTCTATTAGCCGCAGCTCTAATCGCAGGTTTTGTAGGAGCAACAACACAACCTATTATTTTATCAATAATGTCTTTTCCTAAAAGCATATTTGATATCATATATGTTGGCAATTTTTTGATATTAACATTCATTATTAGCGCATTATATGGATTTATAATGAAATGGAGTAAATTGTTCCCTTATCTTGAAAAATATTATTATGATAATTTGGGTGTAATTGGTGGCATGTATCACGACGGTGTATCAGGAGTTATTGTTCAAATTACATTGCTATTACTTTTGTCCGCTGTATTACGGTTACGGTTACGGTAATTGAATTATTGTAATTGAATTATTGTAATTGAATTATTGTAATTGAATAATTTGTTATTTTACGCACTATCATTACATATCTGTTTATCTGATGATATTCCATTTATTGTATTACATATGTAATTCAATGGATGTTTCATACTATCGTATACACCTTCAACAAAACTAATATGTAAACCCATCTTTTTACACTCATCAATTACTTCTCCGTCCAATTTGTCACATATTACATCGAGTTTTTCATTGATTTTTTCAATATTTTTATTCATTACCAGTAATATTTCCTTAATCTCGTCAAGCGTAGTTGTCATATACACTTTTAAAGAATTAAATTTATGATAAAAATACGAATATGTATATTGTTTTAAAACATTAGGAAATTCATATAATAATTTTATGTATTTTATGTATTTTTAACTGATATTTTATACAGTCAAATATAACATGATATCTCTCCAAATATTTTTAAATACAGATATGTGTTGTCTAATAAATGTGTCCTTTTTTAGACGTTCCGGTAATAAATCATCTATATGTAATCCTAATCGAAAGATATATACAAGAATTATATATACTATTTCTCTCAATCTAAAAAATAATACATCAATCATGTTCCAATCATTCACATAACTACATAAATTATTGG